TGCTACCGCTGCGTTCCCCGCAAGCGGCACTGCAATTGCCCGTGTCTGCTTGATGGGCCACAAAGACGCTTTGGTCTTGGTTGAGCAAGTTGGTGTTCGCACTCAGACTCAGTACAAGCAAGAGTACCTTGCTACGTTGCTGACCGCCGATACTCTGTACGGTGTGAAATCTCTGCGTGATAGCTCCACCGCTGGCGAACCCAATTCGTCCGCAGCATTTGCCCTGGTCGTACCAAGCTAATGGTAATCCCCCTGCCTAACAGTGGGGGGTTCTTTTTTTAGGAGTACAAATATGGCTGCTGCTACCGCTGTTGTTTCCCGCCGTGGAAATGACCAATTTCGTGGTATTTTTTCTGATACTTGGTCTGTTACAGGCACATTGGATTCTGCATCTGTCTCAACAGGCGGCGCTGGAACTGATACCGTAACCGTTCCAGGAGTTGCTCTTGGCGATATGGTTCTTGGTATGTCTGTTGCTGTAAGCGAGGCTGGCATTGTACGCCGTGCCTATGTTTCTGCTGCTAACACCGTGACCATTGCTACTACCAACACAACTGGTGGTTCTGTAGACCTTGCATCAACTACCGTTGATTTGGTTATTGCACGAATGGTATAAAGAGAGGGGGGCTTGCTCCCCTTTCTTGTTTTAAGGATTTTTATGGCTCAGTTCAAGTGTTTGGCAAGTGGTAATTTTGTCAACTTCAATACGCAATACGACATTGAAGTTATGATGAAGCATCCTGAATACGAACTGGTTAAAGAAGAGTCCTCAAAACAAGAAGATGTTAAAAAATCTGTAGGCCGTCCTAAAAAGGTGCAAGAGCATGACCGAGATTAGTCCAAGAGAATTTGGCAAGCTAGAAGCTCAGGTAGAGGCTCTACAAGAGCAAGTCTCTCAGTTATCTAAAGATGTGAAAACACTTCTTGAGATGGCGAACCAAAGCAAAGGTGGCCTCTGGGTCGGAATGTCAATAGCATCTGCTATCGGTGGTGCTATCACCTTCTTTGCCACTAAGATACTGCGATGAAAGAAGGTCTACTCTCTGGCGTGACTTGCCCTGTTGCTACACAGGACATCTCTGTTAACCTGAAAAACAGAAACCATGCCTTCAAAGAGTACGGCTATGGCCCTCCTAATCCCAATGAGACAAATGATGCGTTTTGGCTGAAAAAAGCCAAGATGTATAACGCGCCTACTGCAACCATCAAAGGTATGCGTTGCGGTAACTGTGCTGCATTCATTCAGACTCCTAAGATGATGGCTTGCATCACGCAAGGTCTTGAGAAGGATGAAGAAGGATTGTCCTATGACCAGCAGTTCATAAAAGCAGCAGACCTTGGATACTGCGACTTGTTCCAATTCACTTGTGCAGCGGCCCGTACTTGTGATGCATGGAAATCTGGTGGGCCAATTACTAAGGACAGAACATGATGTACGGAAAATCAGCTAAACCAGCAGCAAAATCTGCCGCTAAGAAAAAGGCTATGCCACTGACCATCATGGTCGCAGTTGGTAAGCCTAAAATGTCTTTGCCTGTTCGCGGTCAGCGTATGGCTACTAACATGATGAAGAAAACAGGTCGAGGTAAATAATGGCATCTTTGGCAACACCCGTCACTCTTTTAAGCGCAGTAGGCGCTACTGGCGCATCTCCAGCAGTTCAAGTTGATGCTGGTAATCCCGCATTCTTGCAAGTTTCAGGCATTACATCAGCTACTGTTGCATTGCAAGGTAGTCTTGATGGCACAAACTGGGCAACTATTGGAACAGCATTGACTGCTAACGGCATCGTTACTGTACAAAACGCTCCAACTTATTTGCGCGCAAATTGCACTGTTTATGTAACAGGCACAATCACCGCCAAGATTCTGTACTAAGGACTAGCCATGAAAATGACCAAAGCGGCTAAAAAGGTTGGCAAAGTCATGCGCGAGTACAAAGAAGGAACTTTGCATTCTGGGTCTAAAAAAGGGCCAGAAGTAACATCTCGCAAGCAAGCTATTGCTATTGCTTTGTCTGAGGCTGGTAAATCTAAACCAATGAAGAAGATGAAATGAAACAAGGTCTTTACGCCAACATCAATGCCAAACAAGCCCGAATTAAGGCTGGCTCTGGTGAAAAAATGAACAAGGTTGGGTCTAAGGCCGCACCTACTGCTGCTGATTTCAAGCAGGCAGCAAAGACTGCAAAGAAGGCAAAAAAGGTGAAATAGATGAAATCTCCAACTTGGCAAACAAAAGCTGGTCAAAATCCAAAAGGCGGCTTGAATGCCAAGGGCAGAGCATCTTATAATGCCGAAACTGGCGGCAACTTGAAAGCACCAGTAAAGTCAGGTGACAACCCTCGACGGGCCTCCTTTTTAGCACGGATGGGCAATATGCCAGGGCCGGAGCAAAAAGATGGCAAACCAACCCGTCTACTGCTCTCGCTCGAAGCGTGGGGCGCGTCCTCCAAGGAAGATGCCAAGGCTAAGGCCAAGGCAATTACTCGCAGGAACAAGGCGAAAAAATGAGAGCATTGTCAGTTGGAGTTAGTCCCACGGCGGCAGTAGACACCACAGTCTATACCTGTCCTACGGGCTATTACGCCAAATTTACTGTAATGTACATACACAATACAGGCGGCTCTACCAAGCATATAACTGTTCAATGGTTTGATGCTAGTGCAAATACCACTCTTGATATATTGACTCAATACGATTTCACATCAAAATCCTATTTGCAGTTTGATGGCAACGCTTACATTGTGTTTGAAGAAGGTGACAAGTTAAAAATAACTACTCAGGCGGGAAGCGCATTTAGTTTTATAGCTACATTTGAGCAAGAAGGACTTACAAGAATATGACTTACCTAGAACTTGTCAATGATGTCCTTATTCGACTGCGTGAGGCTACAGTCACAACTGTTTCTGAAACAACCTATTCAACCCTAATTGGCAAATTTGTAAACGATGCAAAACGCCAAGTAGAAGACGCATTTCCTTGGAACATTCTTAGCAAAGACATCACTGTAACCACTGCTGCTGGAACTTACAAATATTCGCTAGTGGGCGCTGGACAGAAGTTTCAGGTCTTGGATGCCATCAACTCTACATCTAATATTCCGTTGGAGAATATCAGTTTTGTGCAGATGAATCGCTACCAGAACTATGCAATTGTTCCAGCATCGACCATTCCAAACCAATACGTCTTTGATGGCGTTGATACAAACTACGATGCAAAGGTAACGCTGTATCCTCGTCCAGATGGCGTTTACAGCCTTCTTTTCTCGTTGGCAGTGCCACAGGCCGCTTTGTCATCTGATAGCACCGTATGCCTCGTTCCTGATGTGCTGGTGGCACAGAATGCCTATTCCCGCGCATTGGTTGAGCGTGGTGAAGATGGTGCAATGAATTCTTCTGAAGCCTTCCTGCTATACAAGTCAATGCTCTCTGACTATGTTGCATTGGAAGGCACTCGTTTCCCTGATTACGATGGGTTTGTAGCAACATGAGCCAAGTACTACAGTCCTATAGCGTATCAGCGCCTGGGTTTTATGGGTTAAACACCCAAGATTCCCCATTGGACTTGGCTTCAGGTTTTGCGTCTATTGCTACCAATGCAATCATTGACCAGTACGGACGCATTGGCTCCCGCAAAGGTTACTCCAAGGTAAACCCATCTACTGGAGCACTTGGCTCTAACAATGTTGGCGTAATCCATGAACTAGTCCAATCTGATGGCACTTTAACCATCCTGTTTGCTGGCAATGCAAAACTGTTCAAACTTGGAACTGCCAATGCTGTTACCCAGCTTACCTATGGGGGGGGAGGGTCTGCTCCAACAATCACGGCAAATGATTGGCAGATATGTTCTCTCAATGGCATTGCTTACTTCTTCCAAACTGGTCACGACCCACTCATTTACGACCCTGCTGTTAGCACTACCACCTATCGTAGAGTAAGTGAAAAGTCTGGCTATACAGGCACTGTGCCATTGGCAAACATTGGAATCTCTGCCTTTGGTCGTATCTGGGTAGCAAGCACTACCACTGACAACACAACTATCACTTTCTCTGACCTTCTTGCTGGTCATGTATGGAGTGGCGGCACTTCAGGAACATTGGATGTAAGCCGTGTTTGGCCCAATGGAGCAGACCAAATTGTTGGCCTAGCTTCACATAATGGATTCCTATTCATCTTTGGTAAGCGTCAAATCCTTATCTATGCCAATGCCACTACGCCTGCAACAATGCAGTTGAGTGACTCAATTTCTAGCGTTGGATGCCTTGGGCGTGACACTATCCACACTACAGGAAGCGACATTGTTTTCCTGTCAAACAGTGGAGTACGTTCATTGCTACGTACCATCCAAGAAAAGTCTGCTCCTTTGCGTGACCTATCCAAGAACGTCCGTAATGACTTGATGGCATCTTTGTCTTCTGAGACATTGGCTAACTGCAAGGCTGCCTATTCTGAAATCAATGGCTTCTACTTACTCACTCTGCCAATTGCCAGCCAAGTCTATGTTTTTGATACAAAAGCACAACTTCAAGATGGGTCTGCACGGGTAACAATATGGGACTCTCTTAATCCAACTTGTTTGCTATCTCGCCGTAATGGTGACTTGCTCATAGGCAAAAGTGGATACATTGGAAAATACGATACCTATCTTGATGACACTGCTACCTACAGGATGCAGTATTTCACCAATTACGCTGACTTAGGCGACATTGGAATCACATCCATTCTCAAGAAAATTGTTGTAACCGTCATTGGCGGCTCTAACCAAAACTTCATTGTGAAGTGGGGATTTGACTTTACTGGTCAGTATTACTCACAGGTACTGTCAATTCCAACATCAACTGTCTCTGAGTATGGAGTTGCTGAATACGGTGCGAATGGAGTGCCTGTTGCCTACTACTCAAGCGGAGTTCAGCTACAGCTTTTGATTGGTCAAGCAACTGGCTCTGGCAAAGCTGTGCAGACGGGTTACGAAACAGAGATTACTGGTTTTCCAGTTAGCATTCAGAAAATTGAGATTCAAGCCAAACGAGGAAAACTTGTATGAGCAACTACACCAAAACCACCAACTTTGCGGCTAAAGACGCGCTGGCTCCAGGCAATTCATCCAAGATTGTCAAAGGCACAGAGATTGACACTGAGTTCAACAACATCTCAACTGCTATTGCTACAAAAGCTAATGGCACTTTGACCGATTTTGCACTTGTTGAAGTCAGTGGAGTTCTGTACTTTCAAGCTAGTGGAACCAGCGTGGCAAAGCTAGATTCAAGCGGAAACTTCACTGTCATTGGCAATGTGGTTGGCGCTGGAACGATGTAAGGGTTAAGAAGTGGCTCGTGAAAAAGAACTCGAAATCATTGCTGGCGACTATGCCAAGAACCATCGTGGTCGTGAGTATAGTCTTGAGTCAGTGAAAGATACGTTTTTGGAGTACGTCAAGCAAGGTATGAAGTACCTGTTGACAAAAAATACGATAATTCTCTACTCTGAAAATAGAGATAAAACAGTAGAATTCCATGCAATAAATGCAGGAAATAAGCAGGACTTAGTGACTGCTGTGAATAACTTGCTTGCAAAAGCAAAGGTAAAGTTTGATAAAGCGGTGACCTACTATGACAATCCTGCTATCAATGACTTGGCTAATCTAGGAATAGTCAAAGGCACTGTTAAAAAGATAGACGGTGGCCTTGATAGGACTTACGAAATGTCTTTTGATTTAAGGGGTTAATCATGGGATGGGTATCACAAGCAACTG